TTGTCGTTTCCTTTGCTCGGTGTGAAGTTAACAACCGGTATATCCATACGTCTAAGCTCGTATGTCAATGGCAGACCACTTGCTTTTGCTTCAATAATAACAGACTCAGGTTGCCAGTATTCGTATTGTTCAAGAGCCAATCTCCGTAGTTCAGGGAACTCGTACCTGCCTTTTATTGCATCTAATAATATTAAATTAGCTCCTTCGTCTTCTGATGGATAGAAGATTCCCCATGTCGTTATCGCACTGTAATCGGCTGTCTCTTTTTTTAAAAATGCTGTGTCGTAAGATTGTATGACGTGTTGTAGTTGTGGAATGGTTTCTCTGTTATAGACTCGCCACCATTCACGTTTTAATATTGCTCCCTCTTCCGCTGTTGGATTCTGCATCCACTGCGCATTCCACTTACCAACTGGTAGTGTTGCTTTTACTTTTTCTAATTCTTCTTGCTTCCAATATTCAGGCCATACTGGTCCATGGTCCATGAGCGCCGGAAATTCGACCACGTCCCATTGATCCGCCTTTGCTTCCGATTGCGCTTTTAATAACATACCTGTTAAATCTTTTTGACTCCAACGAGTCATAACTAAAACAATCTTACCGCCTGGTTGCATCCTTTGTCGTGGTCCAGATGTATACCATTCGTAAGCAGACTCTAATGCAGTCTTGGACATTGCATCTTGCTCCGAGTGTGGGTCGTCAATAATTAAAAGGTCAGCACCCCGACCGGTGATGGCACCGCCCACCCCAGCTGCAAAGTATTCTCCGCCTTGTGCTGTTTCCCACCTACCAGCGGCTTTGCTATCTTCTTGGAGGGTTGTTTTAAAAATTTTAGAATAATCTTCAGAGTCAATTAAATTTTTTGCTTTACGTCCAAATCTAATTGCTAACTCTCCAGTGTGTGTTGCTTGTATAATTTTTAATTTTGGATTACGGCCCACCATCCATGCCGGAAGTAAGTATGAGGCAAACTCCGACTTGGTGTGTCTCGGGGGCATGTTAACTATCAAACGATTTATTTCGCCTGTAGCTAATTTATTAAATTTTTCTGCAATGTGTCTGTGATGGGACCCTTCAACAAATTCTGGCCATACACATTTTACAAAAGATAAAAAGTCATTCTTAGCTTTATTCTGTATCTTTTTTTCTGCGTGCATGACTTGAAGTTTTCTGAAGGTCTTCCTCACGTCTGCAGGTAATTTACTTATGTCAACCTGATTTAAGTCCATGGTACCAAAATGTTTTTAACAGCTATGGCTGTCTAAATCAAGCAATACAACCGAAAGTAGTGGGACCCCTTTTACAAAAAAAGGGGGGTGGGGGTCTAAATATATTAGGGGTTCTGGATTTGGCTGGGACCCCTCGGCGCTGCAAAGCGCCGAGGTTCTTGGTTTAGTGTGCTTTTTTCTTACGTAGTTCCAAAAAGTCTTTGTAGTCTTTTGTTTGTGTTGATAGTTCCATAAGGGTAGGCAATATTAATAATGCCATAGCGTAGGACATTGCCTCGTCCCCTAATTGTTTGGCGCAATACTCTATTCGTTGCCCTGCAGTTTCTTTATCATCTGCATTGCTTATAAATAAAGCACTATGTATTATTTCTGGTGTTAGATGTTTAGGAAAGCTAATTATCTCACCATTAGCTAACTTACCATTGCCGAGTGTGTTTCGTTCTTTTGTCATATGTTTATCCTTTCTATAGTAAAATTACTATCATTGTATTGAGCCTCGGTCAACTCAATAGTTCGCTTAGTTAAAGAATTATAAAACTCATAGTTGTAACCATGCTCGCCATGGTTCCACCAATATCGTCTTCGTTTGCGCCATGCGTTTTCTTCAGTAAGTTTCAATGGTTCTTTAATCTTGCCAAAATGATTTAAAGCTTGCTCGCCAAATTTATCGAACCAATCTCGTTCGCAACGCGTATCACACGCGTTGCCACCTAAATAATAAAAATGACTTCTTCTTCTAGTTTGTCTTACCTTGGCACCTTTGGGACCTCGCAATCGGTCCTGAGTTTCGTAAGTATGGCACAATGGTCCCTGACAAAGTTTCATAGTCGGTCCTCATATTGTGGTAGCATTGCCCAAAACATGAACAAACCACTTGCACCAACTATCACTCCAATAGTAAAATCAAAGTGTATTGCTAGAATTACTCCTAACATTAAAAGAACATAACCACTTAACAAAGTAAATAATCTCATCTAATACTCCATTTCTTGGCAGTTCTATATCCCCATGCGTCTAAATCATAATAGACATAATATTCCTCGCCTTTTTTGTTTGTATCTATTCTAGATTTTTCGTCATGCACTCCTCGTCTAGAGATATGTTTTTTATGTTTTTGAGACCAATAAACTATTGTTCCGTTGCCCTCAGTTGGTAGTTGTTTTCTTTCTGCTGTCATATTTATTTTTCCTTTCTGCCCTATCCTACAACAAGTAGGATAGGGTTGTCAATAGTTAATTTAAACTATTTTCTGCCTGTTGTTTTTCATAAAGCAATCTTGCTTTAATCTTATCCTTTCTGCTGACTTCTTTGTTTTTCATACCCTTAATTCTTTCAGCAAGATTTTTAGGGTTATAGATTACAAGTCCTGTTGAGTTCGTTCTAATTATTTCTGCCTCTTGAACATTTAATCCAAGTTCAGTACATAACTCAATCGCCTCATCAAGATACTTATAACCTTTTAAACCAATTTTAATTTCTTTCATTTGTTCTAAAACTGATTTAATCCATTTGTAATGTGCCATTACAAATCTTCCTTTTTGTGCTTTCCACTCTTGCAAAGCCAAAAATTCTTGTTCAGTACAAGCAATAGACCTATCTCTACAATAATCTCTACCAATTAAATCTAATTGATATTTTTCGTTCCATTGTTTTCCATAGCCATTGTCATCACTACCAAGATATTTATTATTATTGTCTTTATACTTTGTCCAATGAGGGTTGCTATCTTTCCCCTCTTGTTCAATGTTAATATCTGGGTTGCAATTTTCTTGTGCTTTTAGTTCATCACGATAAAGAGCATAACCATATTCATTATCGCCACGATTATAACTATCATTATTATCCATGTCTAAAGAACCATTTAATCTAAAGTCAAAATGTTTTTCAATGGTACTCGGAACCATTTTGACATTGTTGTCATAATCTCGTTCTTCTTTCATGCCTTGATAGTGAAAATGAAAGCAACTATCTTTTGCAATAGTCGAAACATTTTCAAACTTATTTTGAAGATATTGTGCTTTTGCAACATCTTCATCAGTATAATGCCTACGAACAATAGTTTCGGCAATCTTCCATGCCTTGTCATTCAAGTCAATTTGTTCTGCTTTCATTTCATCATACTTCTTTTTTTCTTGCGTATCTTCTTGTTCAAGATGTACTCTCATACGATTAGCAATCTTGTTTCGATACTCTTGATTTAGTCTTATTCTCATAAGTTTTCCTTTCTTGTTAATAAAATTTTTATATACTATTGACAAATCATTGTCAAGGGATTATATAGGATATTAGTTTCAGCTTGTGGTGTAAAGTAGATTGAAAGAGATCCAAACACACGCACAGGTTGAACACAGGATTATTACTAGTTTAGGGCGCCTGGACGTTTCTGGGCTATATCTAGCTGGACCCAATCTTAGTGTGATGATCGCGCACGTCGGATGGTGACAATAGTAGAATTCCATCTTAGCTCGAGCCACTAGTACTGATCCCTGGTCTGATGGATACAGGCACAGCGATAAGCAGAAACTGTATCTGAGAATGCTGTGTTGCGCGATCAGACCTGGGATCAGTGAGAGGGTGTACTAATTCCGGACAGCCTCACTGGTCCAATTGTAGAAAGATTATGAAGAAGAGAATTAAAAACAACGACCTGACTCACTATTTCCTTTCGGACCATAAGCAGCTGCCGGCGTCATATCTGGCCAGCTGCCAAAAGTTTTTTAAAAGCTTAAGCTGCAAGCCCCAAGCCCCAAGCTCACAGGGCCACAAGCTGCAAGCTTCAAGCTTGACAAGCCGCAAGCCAGATGTTATAAATAGGATTATAAAGGATAAATTATGAATACAAAAGAAGCACTTGAAATAGTTGGAGGCCTGAGCAAGCCTTCAAAAATGCCTGGATGGTCTTACGGCCTGCCGGCCAAAGAATGCAAAACAGGCTCCAAGCTCAGGAAGGTGCCAGGGTCCACCTGCTATGACTGTTACGCGTTAAAAGGTTGTTACGTGTTTAAGGTTGTGCAGGATGCACAGTATCGAAGGCTGGCAGCCATCAGGCACCCGCTCTGGGTCCAGGCAATGACTCACCTGATCAACAGCAAAAAGGCAGATGTTTTTAGATGGCACGACTCGGGAGATGTCCAGGATCTGGATCACCTAAACAAAATATACGAAGTCTGCAGGTTAACCCCGGACCGCAAGCACTGGATGCCGACGCGGGAGGCGTGGATACAGAAGCACGAGCACCGGGCACCGGATAACCTGACAATAAGATTTTCCATGCCAATGGTAGACCAGGCACCAGCCGGCGGCTTTAGAAATTATTCAACAGTGGTGAAGCAAGGCGCAACCTGTCCAGCGCCACAGCAAGATAACGAATGCAAAGACTGCAGAAATTGCTGGAATAAAGAAATTAAAAATGTATCATATGGGATTCACTAATGTTTAGACACCCAAAATATTATAAAGAATTACGCAAGCGTAATAGGGACTTATCGGAGCTTCAACAGGTAAAGCTGGAACGCTCAGTCCCACAATCGGATCAGGCAATTAGTCCTAAGAAGCTGTCGCACAGTGAGGAACGTTCGCCTGGTCCGGGCCCCAAGCTGCAAGCTACAAGCAACAAGCCTCAAGCTGCAAGCTCAGAGAAGAACAGGCCACAAGCCTCAAGCCCCAAGCAGCAAGCGTCAAGCTCCAAGCCACAAGCTTCAAGCTCCAAGATTTGAGAACCACGGAAAAGTTTCACGGCCCCTGAACCGAGGTGCTGGACCATGATAAATGTGTTGGTAGGATGCTTCACGTGGAAGCTAATTTGATGGGGTGAGAACCTAACCTTGTTACCCTTCGTAACTTTTAATTCTACTGTGAAAAAGTGGCCAGAAGTATTACAGGCCAATAGATCAGGAGTGCCAAGTAAGCTATTATTTTCCAGTCTAATCCACGAAATTTGTGGAATAGATTTCTTAATTTTATCATAAAATTTTCTCTCAGGTTTCAAGGTAACTAGTGCTGTCTAATCGTTAGGAGTAGGGGCAATAATTAATTGTTCTCTTGTTGGTTTCAATACAACACGAATCGAATCTTGTCCAATTAAATTTGCTTCTTGCACTTCAATTCTTCCAATCTCTTCTAAATGATTTCCAACCTGCATATAAATTTTAGCGTTGGATACAGCAGTGCCTTTCGTGCCATCAGTAAACTTATCAAGGTATTCTTGTAAGTGCTTTACGAACATGCTCTAACTCCTCTCTTAACTCACCATTTAACTTCTGATGCTTTTCGTTTATCTCTTCTAAATCTTTAACTCTTATTTTTAATCTCTCAATTTGAACCTCGAGATCATGTGTGCCTCTAGTGTCTTTGTATACTTTCATACTTGACACTATAGGATAGTTACCTTAAATTGTCAATCATGGGATTACCAAAAAGACTAACAGAAATGCAAATGAGATTTGCAGAATTACTTGTATTCGGTGATGAGACTGGACCACTTACACAAACAGAAGCAGCAGTCAAAGCAGGCTACAGCCCGAAACGTGCAAGACAAGAAGGATCTGAGCTATGCAATCCCAGGTTGTCACCGCTTGTCGTAAAATATATTGGTGAGTTGAGAGAAGAGAGACTTAAAAAACATGAAGTTACTTACGAGGGACACGTTGCAGAACTCGCTCGATTGCGAGAAGCAGCTTTGAAAAAGGGTTCGTTTTCTTCTGCGGTAAACGCTGAAGCAAACCGAGGAAAAGCAGCAGGATTATATATAGACCGCAAAATAATAAAAACAGGAAAACTAGAGGACCTATCAGAAGCAGAGCTAGAAAACAAAATGAAACAAATTCTATCCGATTACGCACCGCTTCTAAACGCGAAGACTGTTGAGGGCGAGTCATACGACATCAAATCTTCTGAATCTTCTTCACCCACTGACGAGGAATCATCGTCCGATCCCCAAAAGTAATTCCATCTTCATCTTTATCATACGAGGCAAAGAGTTTTACAGAGTCCTTATCTTTTGAATATAACCAACCTTCATTGACTGGTTTTGCTAATTTCATTCTGTCAAATTCTTTCTCAGTAGCCCAGCCCGAATCGCTCACACAGTCGATCCACTCCACTCGGACTTTTGGATAAGGTATGTCGGGAGTTACAATAGAGGCAACAGCTTTTCTTCTTTTCCTAGGCATAGCCTATTATAACATATAGGGATTTAAAAACTTTAAAAAATTTTAAAATAATTGACTCGCGTGCGCGTAGGGCATTCTAAAGTACAAAATAATCTGTCCACCTAAACATAATTTGTACCATAATCTGTCCACCCTAAAGTCATATAAATCAACACTT